GTAGTGTTTTTTGATTAGTTGCTGAATCAAACTTATCAAATCTTGCTACTACTTCTTCACCTGTACTTAATTTTATACCTACAATATCATTCTTTTTATAATTGGATGTCACCAACATCGATTTCTCCTATGAGTTCTCTTACCATCTCTGGTTGCATCTTAATAAGGGCTTGACCTCCGCCTGCTACTAATAGTTTTCCATTATTGTAAATTTGAGGCATAGTTCTATGCCCTTCACTAATTAAAAACTGTCTAGCTTCCGGATTGGTATCCACTCTTACTTCTTCGTATTCAAATCCATGTTTAGTAAGCCACGACTTCGCCATATCGCAGTACCCGCACAGTGGCTTACTATAAACTGTTATCACAGTTTCATACCTTGGAATGTACTTCCGTTTACATCCTGTTTAGTTCCGCCAATCACATAGCTACTAATTTCAGTTTCTTGTGGTGCTACTTGCACTTCTGCACCAGCAATCCATTTCTGTGTCCATGGTAGGGGATTACTAACACCTTTGTATGGACTTTCTAATCCTACTGCCGTCATACGTTTGTTAGCAGTCCATTCTACATAGTCACCTAATAGTTGTGCATTTAGACCGATCATCGATCCGTCTTTGAACAAATAGTCTGCCCAGGCTTTCTCTTGGTCTACTGCATCAATAAACAGTTGTACCATTTCGTCTTTGGTTTCTTCTTGAATACGAGCAAAGTCTGGATCATCTTTTGGCATTAGCTTTAGCAATGTTTGCGTACTACCTAAGTGTACATTCTCATCACGACAGATTAATTTAATAATCTTAGCATTGCCTTCCATCTTTTTAAGTTCAGCAAACGCCCAACTACATGCAAACGATACATAAAAGCGAACACCTTCGAGAATGTTTACACTCATCATAGCTTTCCAAATTAACTTTTTAAGCTCATATTTGTCAACTACGATCTTCTTACCGTTGATAGTGTGTGTACCTTCTCCTAGTAAATTGTACCACATGCCCATTTCAATAAGATCATCATAGTGCTTGCTAATATCGCCTGCACAATCCATAATCTCACTAATATCCATCATACCATCAAAGATAACACTAGGGTTTGAGTACACATTACGAATAATATGTGTGTAACTGCGACTGTGGATAGTTTCATTAAATGTCCATGTTGTTACCCAATTTTCTAATTCTGGTAAACTTACTAGTGGATTGAAACTGTCTGCAGGAGCTCGACCTTGAACACTGTCCAATAAGATCTGGCGTTTTAAGTTACTGGTAAAGATATGTTGTTCGTGATCTGTTAACTCTTTAAAGTCTTTTGCATCACGCAATACATCTACTTCTTCGGGACGCCAAAAGAATCCCAACTGTTTGTCTGTCAGTTTATCAAACTGACGATACTTTAAAGTATCATAACGTTGAATATCAACGCCTCCATTCGGATCTAGGAACATTAAACTTTCGAGGTGCTTGTTCCGTTGATTTGCATTTAATACACTCATTGTTTCTCTTTCTTATATTACACAGCTTTCGCAGTCTTCTTCTTCAATTTCATAGTCGTCTACAGTTATATTACTTGATTCATTTAATTTGTCAATATCTAATTCACCTTGTCCGTCATAGGTGTTAAAATAATATAATTGCTTGCCTCCGTACTTGTAAAAGATCATCAGGTGTCTTAACATTTCACTCATTCCAATCTTTTCATCTTCGTAGAATACAGGATTATAACTGGTATTAACACTGATGCCTTGATCAATATACTTTTGTAATACTGCCATAATACTCAGATAGCCTTCTGGACTACGCTGATCCCATAGTAATTCATACTTGTTCTTTAGCTTGTGTATACTTGGTACCACTTGTTTTAGGACACCATGTTTACTTTGTTTGACACTTACCAAGCTACGGGGTGGTTCAATGCCGTTTGTAGCATTGCTTATTTGTGCTGATGTTTCAGCTGGCATTAGTGCCATTAGCGTTGAATTTCTAATTCCAGTACGCTTTAGTTGATCTCTTAGTTCTCTCCAAGGCATGCGTTCTTTGTGTGCGACTAGTTCGTCTACATCTTGTTTGTATGTTTGATTAGGAGTAAGTCCTTCGTGATATTTTGTTTCATTACTCCACAAACATGCACCTTGCTCTTCAGCTAGGTCTGCACTTGCTTTGATCAAATAGTAACTCCATGCTTCTGCAAATGTATCAATCATTTCCAAATCGGGTTGTGAGTATGTCATACCATTTTTTGCCATCCAAAATGCCAAGTTGATAATTCCTACACCCAGTGGACGTCTACCTTCTGTAGCACGTTGAGCCGCTTTAACAGGATAGTCTTGATATGTTAATAGTGCATCAAGTCCACGCACTGCTAGTTCACATGGCTTTGCAAAGTCTTCTGGCTTCTTAATAAGACCCCAATTGATAGCACTCAGTGTACACAATGCAATTTCACCTTCTTCGTCATTAAAATCATTAAGAGGCTTAGTGGGCAAGTCAATCTCTGCACACAAGTTACTTTGTCTAATTGGTGCTACATCTTGTTTAAACGAGCTGTGTGTATTTGCATTGTCTACGTTCTGTAGATAAATGCGTCCAGTATTTTTACGCTCGTCCATAAACTGACTGAATAGTTCTGTTGCACTAATTGTTTTCTTGCGTAGTCTTGTATTGCGTTCTGCACGTTCGTATAGTTCTTTAAACTTGTCTTGGTCACTAAAGAACGCTTCGTACAAACCGGGAACGTCACTAGGCGAGAAAAGAGTTATTTCGCCGTTGCTGATAAGTCTCTCATAGAACAGTTTACTAAACTGTACGCCGTAATCCATATGCCGAACACGATTATCATCTGTACCTTTGTTGTTCTTTAGTACAAGTAGGTCTTCTACTTCGTAGTGCCATATGGGATAGTATAGTGTTGCCGCTCCGTTTCGCACTCCGCCTTGACTACAACTCCTTGTTGCACTTTGAAACATTTTGTAGAATGGTACGACTCCTGTGTGATAGGCGTCACCCTTACGAATGGGACTTCCGAGAGCCCTAATACTACCTGCTCCGATTCCAATTCCTGCTTTTGCTGAAACATACTTAACGATGCTACTAGTAGTAGCATTGATGCTATCAAGGCTATCGTCAGTCTCAATAAGGACGCATGACGAAAATTGGCGTTGTGGAGTTCTAACGCCAGCCATGACAGGAGTAGGAAGGCTAATATAAAATAATGAAACTGCGTCATAATAATCCTTTACCCATTGCAATCTTGTTTCTCTAGGGTATTCAGCAAACAATGTTGCCGAGATCAGCATATATGCCATCTGCGGAGTTTCTTTGATTATGTTTGTTACACGATTCTGCACAAGATACTTGCCACGCCATTGCTCCATAGCCGCATAGGTCATGCTTTCATCTCTATCGTGCCTAAGATGCGAATTTAATTCATCCCATTCTTCGTTTGTATACTTTTCTAATAGACTTGAATCGTAAAATCCTTCTTCTACATTAGTCTTGATTAGTTCTAATATGTGCCATGGTTCGTAGTTTCCGTAAACCATTTTACGCAGATGATATACAATTAGTCGTCCAGCTACCCACTGATAGTTTGGTTGCTCTTCACTAATTAAATCTGCCGCACTTTTGATAAGTGTTTCTTGAATCTCGCTACTGGTAATACCACTATAAAATTGTAAACTGCTTTTAATCTCTACTTCACTTGCACTAACACCATTAAGGTTTTCACATGCTGAAAAAGTTACCTTGTGTAGTTTTTCTAAATCTAATGTGTCTTTATTACCGTCTCGTTTGATTACTTGAATTTCACTCATCTGTTTTTCCTTCTGTTATTTTGTACTTATGGTGTTTAAGTTACACGTTATGTATTATGTTTTATCACATCTACTATCTTTTTTCGATAGCCAATCATCGTGTTGTCGGATGGTAGTGTACTTATCGATCCGTGCTCGTAGTTAAGCAGATACTTATTATCGATTAAAGCACATAGTTGCTGAATGCTTTTATTCCTGTCAGTGATATATAATAGTTCGTTTGGTATATTTTCGTTTGCGTAGTATATTGTATAACTCATTCCTAATGCCATGCTATCTTCACAAAAATTTCCAGCGTGTAGCATCTCCCACGGAGTGGGCCATGCACTACTTTCCACTGGATTTATTGTCATGCTAGATATAGGAGCGGTCTTCCACCATTCTACTACTGTCTTGCATACTTGTTCTGTATCATTTGTATCCAGGCCTTTGCGGAATTGTCGCCAAAGGCTAAGCCTTTCTCTCGGAGACTCATACCATGCCTGGTTCTTTAGTTGCTGTTCCAAAGTTGATATGTATATTTAAATTTTGTTATAAGGTTATCCGCATCAGTATACTGCAACTTCATTTGACCTGCTGTTGCTGTATTCAAACTGAATGTAATACCTACTGCGGCTGTTTGAGTCATGTTGTCGTCTATTGCACTAACACTACCGTCCCATGCTAATCTGAGTCTACCAACTCTTACACCTGCTGTACTTTCTAGTGTGTAATTTATAATTGCAATATTGTACAAACCAGTATCGACAACAAAAGTTGTATCAGCATTTGTTCCATTAGCAGGTAAACTAATTTCACTTGGAATTGTAACATCACTAACAATATCTACTTCGCTATTAAATCCAACAGTAATTGCACCAGTAGGAGCACTTGCAAAAGTTATTGTTGTACCTGCAATAGTATATGTACTAGCACTGACAGGACTACCTGCAACTGATACTGTTGTTATATTTGGTTTGCTTAGTGAAAGAGGAAGAGTAAAATCTACTAGTACACCATTTCCGGTGCCTACATTTACAGTATCATTTCCGATAAACAAACGTCTACTGTCCTTTGCGTATCCTAATTCGCCCGGGTCTAGCACAGGCAAGTCAGTAAAATTACCTTGTCTGACTCTTATCTTGCTTATTCTCGTTGTTGCCATCTTTTGCTCCTGATACAGTATTTATGACAAGTTGTAGAACTCTTCTACTCTCCGAGCCCATTTTTCTGTCCAATGTTCAAATTCATCTGGCCCTACTTCCCATAGTTGCCAATCGCAATCTCTACTACACATAAAAATTGCCGCATGTTTAATTTCTGTTTCAAACACTTCGTTATGTGCCATAGCATAAGCCGCGGCTTGCATAAAGTAATCGTCAATCCATTCTCTCTTTTTAGGCTTGTTGGTTTGTTTAAAATCCATAATACAATGATTGCCTTTGTATATGCCCACTAGGTCTGTAGTACCTGCATATAGTCCAGGATAGCACAAGTTTACTTCACTACCCCAAACTTCTTGGATGTCGGGTTCTATATGCTTAATAACAGTGTCTGCCATCATTTTAGCTTGTAGCATATTAGTGCCTGTGTATTCCTCATTGAGGCTCCATGACTCTAACATGTTGTGCATAATTGTGCCCACGTTTGCGGCTTCAGTTACAATCTCTTGTGCTTTCTTTTCACCTACA